GAGATATTTCTATGAATATCATTGTACAGATTTGGTACTCGATACAAATGGCAACGGCTTGGGTGTGTACGACTTTATTATTAAAGACCAATATGACCCAGAAACAGGAAAAGTATATAAAGCTTTAACAGCTAAAAATAATCAAGATATGGCTGATAGGTGTAAAGTTAAAGATGCTAATAAAGTTGTTTGGTGTGTAAAAGCTACAACCGCTTTTAACAATGAAATTGCTATTTTATTACGTAATGGTATCAAAAATGGTAGAATTAATTTCTTGGTTCAAGAAATGGGAATTGATGATATAATCGCCAAAGATTATAAGCCTTATAAAAAATTACTTCCTAAACAGCAAGACGAAATGAAAATGCCTTATGCTGAAACTACTATGGCTATTTATGAATTAATAAAATTAAAACACTTTGTTAAAAATGGTCAAATTACTGTAGTAGAACCTAGTGGTTATAGAAAAGATAGATACTCTTCTATAGTTTATAATTTTTGGTGTATGCGTCAATTAGAATTAGAATTGAAACCTAAAAATAATAGTGTGGATTCTTTATTGAATAGTTTACCTATTCGTAGAGGAACATATGGAAAGAAAAAAATTTAAAAAGGGGGTGCTGTTTTGGCACGACAAATGAAAAGAAAAAAAGGTGTTAATAACACAGCACCTTCTAATATCAATGAAAATAATAAAAGAATGTCAGCTTCTGAAGCGAGAAATTTTTTTAGCCAACATGCTAATGAATTAACTCAAATTAATTTTGAAAAAGCTGAAGAAGGATTAAAATTATTGACAGACTTACAAAGGACACCGACTAAAACCACAAATGCTTTTTCGAAAGAAGATATTCTTACTTATTTACGAAATGTAGGAAGTAATGAAAGCAGATTAAGAAATCTTTCATGGTATCTTTTGTATCGTTCTCAGCTTTACAGGAGATTGGTCATTTATAATGCTTCTATGTTTAATCTAGATGCAAGGTCTGTAATTCCTAATTATTCTTTAACAGAAGATAATAATACGGATGATATATTATCGTCTTATTATGAAACACTTGTTACATTAGATAATATGGAATTGCGTAGAGAGATGTTGAAAGTATATCTTACATGCTTTATTCAAGATGTTTTTTATGGAGTTCATTTTTATGATGATACAGGATTCTTTATTATGCCACTTCCTGCTGATTATTGTCAAATTAAAGGACGGTATATGAGGGGAACTTATTGCTTTGCAATGAGAATGGATTATTTTACAGGAACCAATGAATACATGCTTGAATTATTAGGTGAACCATTTCAATCAATGTATAAAGAATATCAAAAAGATACTATGAATGGGAGATGGCAGATAGTTCCTGAAGAGTATTCTTGTTGTTTAAAATATAGTGCTGAAGATTGGCAACTTCATATTTTACCTTTTATGGGATTACTGCCTGATTTAATTCAATTAGAAGACGTTAAAGATATTCAGGCAATAGCTGATGCACAAGCTATTTATAAATTAGTATGGTTAGAATTAGAGACTATTACAGGTTCTAAGAATATTGATGATTGGAAAGTTGACCCTGAATTAGCAATTAAGTATTTTAATAGAATGTTAAATGAAGCTTTACCTTCGTATACTTCTGCGGCTATTGTGCCGGGAAAATTACAGACTATTAATTTTGATGATAATGATACTAATGATGTAAACAGGGTATCTAATGCTACAAAAAATATTCTTAATTCTGGTGGTGGTGGTCAAGTTCTTAATTCAACAGAACTAACTGGTACGACTGAAGTTTTGACTGCTTTAAAAGTAGACACAGAATTTGCAATAGCATCCTTACTTCCCCAAACTCAAGCTTATGTAAATACTTTTATGCATTATTATGTTTCTAATCCGTCTAAAGTAAAATTTCTTCATGCTTCTATTTATACTCAGGATGATTTAAAAAAATCTTTATTAGAAGCGGCTCAATATTCTTTGCCTACTAAACTGGCTTACAATACTTTAAATGGATTTAGTGAATTAGATACATTAGCTTTAAATTATCTTGAAAATGAAGTTTTAGGATTACAAGATAAATTTATTTATCCTTTAAACTCTAGCTTTACTTCAGGTTCTGATGAAGTCAGTAGTGGTACAACTGACCCCGTTACAGGTGGAAGACCAACTTCTGATAATACAGATTTAACAGATGATGGAGAAGCTAGTAGAACAAAAAGAGAAACTGCGAGGGGATAAAAGATGAATAATAAAACTACTTTTATTAAAACCACAGATGAAGAAACTAAAAAGAAATTAATTGAAGAAGGTTTCCAATTAGTTTCTAGTGATTCAAGTGGTTGGACATTTTTAAATGATGCAAAAATTGTTTTTGAGGGCAAAGAAATTAAAGTAATACATACAAATGCCTTAAATCTCTAAGGGCTAACGGCTCTTATTTTTTATATATATTTTTAAAGAAAGGAGGTAATTAGCACTTTGAGAAAAATTTATTTAACACTTGATAATTTATATGATTTTTATGTGTCTTTAAATAAATCAGTAAAATTTAATTCACAAGAATCTGGTAAATCAGTTGTTGTACAAATTCCTGCAACTATTAAAACTTTTAGTGAAGATGATGACTCAACTCTTGTTCCAGTACATTTAAAAGCTTGTCATACAGGTGAAAATAGGAATAAGAGTTATATAGAAGAATCTAAAATGAAATCAAAATTATCCACTTTAAAGAATAAACCTATTCTTGCTTTTATCCATACAGTAGATGGAATAGAAGAATTTGGTGGTCATGAAATGCATGAAGTTGATGGAGAAATGATTTATGATGAGATTCCTGTTGGCTTAATTCCAGAGTCTTGTAAAGCTGAATTAAAATATGATGAAGATAAAGACAAAACTTATGTTCATGTAGATGGTTATTTGTATGGACAATATAATCATTCCGCTCAAATTCTTGAACGAATGGGTGGTGAAGCAAAAGTAAGTGTCGAACTTAATGTATTTGAGTTATCATTTGATGCTAAAAATAAAGTTCTTAATATAGAAGACTTTGAGTTTTCTGGTATTACTATTCTTGGTGTAGATAAAGAGGGTAATGAAATTGGTGAAGGTATGGAAGGTGCAAATATTACTTTTGCTGATTTTAGCGCAGAAAATAATAGTCTTATCAATTCTAAATTATTAGAAGAAGTTACAAAACTTAATAATACACTTTCTTCTATTAATATAAATTCATCTTTAAGGGAAGGAGGAAAATCTGAAATGGGATTTGAAGAAATTCTTGCAAAATTTAATAAAACTTTTGATGATATTGATTTTGATTATGAAAATATGTCAGAAGAAGAATTTGAATCAAAACTTAATGAATTATTTGGCGAAGTCGAAGAAACTCCTTCTGAAGAAGATAAGGATAATGTAGAAGGAAATGAAAGTTTTGAAGAAGAGTCTGAAGATAATACAGAAAAAGATAACGCTGATGAAGAAGCTGATGTCGAAGGAGATGTAAATGAAGAAGATGTAAATATAGAAGAATTTGAAGAAGATTCTGAACCTGAGTCTATTTATGCCACTAATTATTCTATTAATTATTCAGACGGTTCAGTGAAAACATTTTCTTTATCTTTAAATGATACTATTCAGGCACTTTCGACTTTGGTTAATGATACCTATGCCGAATCTGATAATGCATGGTATTCTGTTATAGTTTATGATTCATACGTTGTGATGGTAGATTATTGGAACGAAAAATATTATAAACAGACTTATAAAAAAAGAAAGGATGTTTATTCATTAACAGGAGACAGAGTATCTGTTTATCCGACATTCTGTACACAAGAAGAACTTGATAATCTTGATACAATGCGTTCTAATTATTCTTCTATTCAGTCTGAACTTCAGGGATATAAAGATGCTGAGAATGAAATGAAAATTAAAGACACCTTTAATTCAAGTGATTATATTTCAATTAAAGATAATCAAGAATATATTAATTATTCTAAAAAGGTCTTAGCTGATTGCTCTAAATATACAGTACAAGAAGTTATAGATAAATGTGATGAAATTCTTAATAATGCTACCAAAGCTAAGAATAGGCAAACTTTTGAAGAAAACATGGAAGAAAATAAAAGGAGAAATGTTGTTCCTATGTTTGAATCTAAAGTAAAAAGTACAAAGAAGTCCAGATATGGAAATCTGTTTAAAAAATAAATAAATAAATATAAATTAATATTATGAAAGGAGATAAATCATGGCTATTAGTTATAGTATTGATTCCCATAATGTAGCCTTTCCTTCAAAAGTTAGAAGCGGCATGTGTGGTCATGTGCTGAATTGCTACATTACTGAAGACACTGATAATGGTGAACTTGTCGGTGTTACAAATTGGCATGGTTATGATGAATATAATGTAACAACTGCTCCTAGTGATTTTGCAGGTGTTATTCGTGGTAAAGCCGCAAATGGACATTGGTATATTGAAGTTACCAATGCGGGTTCTACTC